CGGTTGACCTGGAACTCGGTCGGGTACTCGACGGCGATGTTCGCCACCGGGTACATGCGCAGGTCCTCGGTCTCGCCGTCACCGTTCGGCTCGCTGAAACCCTTGAGGCGGTGGATCACGGCCTGGCCGACCTGGCCCAGGTCCAGCTCGGAGCCGGTGGCGAAGTTGGTGTCGGCGGCTGCGGTGATGGTGACCATGTTCTTCTCGGTCTGCGGCACCACCGGGCGGTTGCCGGCGAGCGTGACGGTGGCCTTGGCGCGGGTCTTGGTGGCGACGGCGGCGGCGACCTTCTTGGCGGGCTTGGCCTCCGGCTCCGGCTCGACTGCGGCCTCGACCTCCGGCTCACCCTCCTCCTCGGCCTCCTCGGCGGACGCCTCGACCTCGGGCTCCTCGTCAGGGTCCTCCTCCTCGTCACCCTCCGACTCGGGGGCGTCCAGGGAGAGCTCGGCCAGCGCGGCCGTCTCCTCCTCGGTGGCGGGCTCGGCGCCCTCCAGCGCGGCCTTCGCCTCCTCGATCTCCTGGAACTCGGCGGCGAGGCTCTGCGCCTCCGCGATCTCTGCGCGGGTGGGCGTCTTGAGCGCCTTGATCTCGTTGAAGCGGGTCCGCTTCTCGTCGGCCAGCGCGTTCAGCTCGTCGAGGCTGAGAGTGGTGAGGTCCATCGTGGTCTCCTGTGACGTTTCGAAGAAAGGTGGCGCGCTTCGCGCTGCCAGGTCACTGGGTTCCAAGACCACTCGGACGATGCTGGGACAGACCCTACAACCGCAGGACCCCTCTGACTACGGAACCCTCGGATTCCCGGCGTGTCTCAGCCGAGCCAGTGGTGCACGGCGACCACCACGACGCCGCCTGCCGGGTCGATCGCGGCGACGGTCGTGTTGGTGGCGCGGATGGTCACGGTGTTGGCCGAGCCGATGGACCCGGTGAGGATGATCCCGTTCGGCGGGAAGGTGGTCGACAGGGGGTAGACGGTGACCGTGTCCCCCTGCACAGCGCCCGGCACGGTGATGGTGAGGTTCTGCACGCCACCACTGGCCGCGATCGACGGGAAGTCGAGGGTCGCCGACGCCTGGTACACGATCCCCATCGAGGAGAACTGGGCCGCGCCGTTGAGGATCACGTTGTTGGTGGCGGCGCCGTCGTGGGTGTTGTTCTGGGCTCGGCCCTGCACGGCACCGGCGCTGGCCTCGGTGACGGAGATCGGCGGGTTGGTGGTGTACCGGACGAAGGAGTTGTTGGTGACCGAGACGGAGACGCCACGGGTCAACGCGACCGCCTTGGTCTTCGCGGTCGCACCGTTGTCGATGTAGCAGCCGTCGATGATGACGCCGGTGTTGGACGCGGTGTCGCCGATGATGAAGTCAGCGGTGCCGCTGTTGGTCTCCAGGTAGCAGCCGTAGAAGTTGGTGTTGAACGCGCCGTTGACCTTCACCCCGAACGTTGAGTTGCCCTCGATGCAGGTCCCATAGAACGAGTTGGCCCCACACTGGCCGTTGACCTCGACGCCACCCCCGGCGTTCGACTGGATCTCACCGCCATGGAACAGGACGGCGGCGACGAAGGCTGTCCCCAGGATCGGGTCGACGTGCATGTAGACGCCCCGGCCGGTGCACTCGCGGAAGTAGGAGCCGACGACGGTGCCGATGTACGACCCGGCGATCTCGAGGCCGTCGCCGGTCGACCCCTTCACGTCGATGTTGTCGATGGTGAACCGCGCCACCCCGAAGGCTGCGCCGCCACCCTTGAGGTACAGGGCTGGCCCGGCGGTGCCGGTGCGGTTGATCCGCAGGTCGCGCAGCGTGGTGCGGAAGCGGTGGGCTGCGCTGCCGTCGACCAGGAGCCCGGCACCTACGAAGTTCAGGACCGTGTTCGCACCGTCCCCGATGACAGTGGCGTAGTCCCAGTCGAGCACCAGGTTGGAGGTCATCTTGTAGGTGCCGGCCGGGAAGTAGAGGGTACGTCCGGCGGCCTTCGCTGCGGTGACGGCGGCCTGGATGGCAGTGGTGTCGTCGGTGGTGCCGTTGCCGGTAGCGCCGTACGCCGGGTTGCGCACGTTGACGGTCAGCGACGAGGTGGGCGGGAAGGTGGTCGACAGGTAGCTCTGCTCCAGCGTCCCGGCCTTGCTGATCGCGGGAGTCCAGAAGGTCAGCTCGGTGGCGTCGAACGCGGGTCGGGAGGTGCGGGTGGCGTTGGAGACGATGGTGCTGCCGTCCGGGTGGATCACGACCTGGCCGGTGGTGTACGACGTGCTCGGCTGCCACATCAGAGTGGTGGACAGGTCGCCCAGGCTGTACGGCAGCGAGTTCCAGGTGGACGAGCCGTTCCCGACCTTGCCCTTCCGGGTGTCGGTCTCCCACCCCGGCTCCCCGATGGAGAGGATCGGGTTCCCTGCGGTCCACTCGGCGGCGGTGCCACGGCGGAACCGGACTGTCGACAGCGGCATCGTGGCTCCTAGGGCAGCAGGCCGTAGGCGACGAGCCTGGCCTTCATGTCGGCGAACGCGGTCCGCAGCCCGTTGATGGTGGCGATGGCCGCGTCCCGGTTGGCAGCAGTGTCCCACCCTCCAGCCGCAGTGCCAGTACCTCCTGCCGGTGCGGCGGCGGGGGTGGCGCTGATCGCTGCCGCCTTGGCGATCGGGGTGGTGCCGTAGAAGCCGATCTGGTCGCCGTTGTGCTGGAACCGTGCGACCTGGAGGTTGCCTGCCACGGCGGTCTGGACGAAGGCGTCGGTGACGGTGATCCCGAAGAAGTCGGCCTTGTAGGTGTTGGTGGCGGAGTTCTTGGTGGCGTCGATGATCGTCAGGTAGCGGGTGTTGCCGGTGCCCCGGATCAGGTTCGTGACGTTGGCGACGGCGGTCGGGCCGGACGCGCCGATCACCACACCCCGGGCGTTGTCGAACAGGATGCCGTCGGTGCAGTTCTCGATGTGGGCGCCGATGATCGTGGCCTCGCCGGTGGCCACCGAGATGCCGACGGTGAGGAGCCCCTGCACGCCGACGGTGGGCTTGTTGATGATCTGCGACCCGGCGCAGTGCAGCAGGATCCCGGTGGTGGCCCCGGTCGACGACGGGTAGACCTCGACGTTGTCGATGGTGAAGTTGGCCGCACCGGTGTCGAAGTGGATGCCGGTGGCCTTGAAGTTGGAGATGGCCACCAGCATCAGGCCGCACATCTCCTGACCCTGGAACGAGTAGACGCCCACCGAGCCGGTCACGTTGTTGCAGTCCAGGGACATCCGCTCGAGGCGGGACGCGAACGACAGCCCGGCAGCAGGGCCGAGCCGGATCAGGGCGGTGGAGGTGGGGAACCCGGTGCCCGCCTTGATCAGCGTGGCCGACCTGTTCACCCCACGCAGGGTCACCTTGTTGGGGACCTCCATCAGGTTGGAGATCAGGTAGGTGCCGGGCCGCAGTTGCAGGGTGCCGCCACCACCGGCCCCGAGCAGGGTGAGCAGAGCCTGGAGGTACGCCAGGTCGTCGCCACCGGACGGGGCGGCGGCTGTGACGATCGCGCCGGAGTCGCCGAGCGAGTAGGGCAGGGAGTTCCAGGTGGTGGACCCGTCACCCACCTTGCCCTTGAGCGTGTCGGTCTCCCAGCCGGGCTCGCCGATCGCCAGGATCGGATTCTGCGCCGTCCAGGTCGCGGCTGTACCTCGGCGCAGGCGCACCGTTGACAGGGGCATCGGCCCTCACTTCTGTCGGGTGGTGATGGTGCCGCCGCCGGCGCGGATCTTCGCCACCTGGGCCTCGATCTCCTTCGAGTACACCTTGGTCTGGCCGTTGGGAGCAGTGAACACGTACTCGGTGGTGCTGCTCTGACCGCATCCGCAACCCATCAGACCTCCTCGAAGACGTGGGCCAGTTCCTCGATCGTCCGGCGACGCTCCTCACGGTCCTCGATGGCGGCGGCGACAGCCTCGGCCAGCTCGGTGATCGGAGAGTCGGAGTCGACCTCGGACGTAGTGAGGCTGGCGACCAGGGACACCTGGACGCCGTTGTCGATCCCGACCCGGCGGACCGGGAGTCCGGGAGCGTTGACGCTGAGCACCCCGATCATGTCCATCTCGCCGGTGTTCGGGTTGCGCCGCCAGTCGCCGCTGGGCGGGTGGGCGCGGAGCTCGTACTTCTTCTCGTCGCTGATCCAGGGACGGACCCAGCCGTTGATCCACACGCCGATGTCGTCGTCGCCGCACACCACGTCGGCGACCGCGTTGCCGGTGTCGTCGTAGTGGGAGAGGGCGGCGCGGAGGCCGAGCCGCCGCCCTGCGTGCTTGGTGGCCAGGGTGACCACACCGGTGGCGACCGGACCCTCGTCGGTGACCACCTCACCCATCCGGTAGTAGGCGTAGCCGTTGGTGGAAGGGTGGACCTGGATGCACTGGCCGGGCTCGGTGAAGGACATGTGGCAGACCGAGAAGTCGGCGACGTGACCGAAGATGTGCCCGTCTTCGGTGATCGTGATCGGGGTCGGCTCAGTGAGGCCGGGGTCGCGGAACCACTCCGCAGGCGGGGTGACGGTGTCGGCGGAGGCGACCAGGCTGATCGCCGGAGCCTGCTCGCCTTCGGGGGCCGCCAGCGCGTGGCCACGCTCGGCCGGTGCGTCACCAGGCCAGAAGCCAGTGGCGTCGTGGTGCCACTGGGCGCAGATCTGGTTGATGAACCGGAGCTTCTCCGGGGAGTTCTCCCCGATCTCCTGGCCAACCTCGACCCGGCAGCGGTTGAAGTCGCCGTCGGTGCCCCAGCCGACCTTCTCGTAGCCGGGCTGGCCGGGGACGGTCCAGTAGTCGTGGATGCGCTTGGTGTCGACCGGGTTGGTGATCCAGCCGGGGCCGCGTCCTGCGGTGACCAGGTCTGCCGCCCAGTCCAGCGACTGGTCCTCGTGCTCGGCGGCGTGCTCGTCGCAGAACAGAGCGAACCAGTCGGGGTCGTCGGTGGAGACCACCTTGGTGGGCGGGTTGGTGCAGTCGTCGTGGAGGCAGACGGAGTCCTCGGGGACGTCGGTCAGCTCCTCGATGGAGAGGACCACGGTGTTCTCGAAGGCCAGGCCCTCGGGCGGGTCCTCGCCGAGCGTGGAGTACGCCGAGCGCAGGGCGCGACGGGCAGCGGACACCTTGTCCGACGGGGCGTCGACCTGGCCGACCCGTCCGGCGGCGGCGTGCACACCGGCACGGGACAGGTCGCCGTTCGGCTCCTTGATGGGCAGCTTGTGGGAGGACTTGTTCAGGGAGTCGTCGAGGTGGAGGACGCAGGACCGCTTCCACTGCTCGGGGGTGAACCGGGAGGCGGAGCCGTCCCACGACTTGTCGCTGATCGCGGCCAGCTCGACGTCGAGCTTGATCACTCCGATCGGACTTTGACCCAGGGTCAAAGTGCCAGCCTGCTCCTCGATGGAGGCGGCCAGGGACTCCTCGGCGGGCTGGTAGTCCGGGTCGGTTCCGAGCCGGATGTACGCCTGCGCGAACGCCGGGATCTGCACCATCGCCGCCGAGCAGATGCGGGCCATCGTGAAGACGATCCCGTCCTCCTCCTCGTCGAGGTCGAAGTCGGCGGCGTCCGCGTCGACGGAGACACCGAACTTGCCGAAGTGGGCGAGCAGCCCGACAGCCTCGTCGGCCTCCTCGGTCTCCAGCATCACGCCGCCGGCGTGCATCATGTTGCCGCGCTTCTCCAGCCAGTCGATCGACCCGACGGTGACCGAGCCCTTGTGCCCCTCGTCGGAGACCTTCTGGTAGGTCAGCGGCAGCGGCAGGTCGCGGTTGGACAGCGCGCCCTCGGCGAACATCCGCTTGTCGCCGGACCACACGCCTTCGGGTGCGAGCACGCCGTGCCAGGGGATCAGGCCGGTGGGGTCGACCCGGCTGGCCGGTGCCTCGGTAGTCGTCTCACTCATCTCGGGTGCTCCTCGTTCCAGACCAGCCTCAGTATCCACCGAAGCGGCCCCGATGTCGGTGACCGGCACTGCGGCGAGTGTGCAGCGGCAGTTCACCCACTCCTTCATGGGTGCGGTCGAGTCTCCGGGGTAGCGGAGTTCTGCGGTGCCGACCCGGAACTTGTCTCCGGGCTTGATCCGCTGACCGTCGGCCTGACGGTGCGTGTGGCGGACCTTGCTGTCGTGCATGGAGATCCACTCCAGCTCGAAGGTCTCCTCGCCCTGCACGACAGCGGCGATGGTGGCGGCGGACAGGATCTCTGCTGCCACCCAGGTGGCGACCAGGGTGTGGCTGTACTCGTCGACGTGCTTGGTCTTGGTCAGGGCGTGCGTGAGGTCGAGGGCCAGCCGTGCCCAGGCTGGTGCCGCCTTGCCGGGGTCGCCTCCGTCGTCACGTACGACGCTGTCGAACAGCGGCTTTGCGGCGTCGACCACGGTGCGCCACCAGGTGTCGGCGCCGTCCTGCTTGCGATCCAGTGCCCGGCCGACCACCGGCTCCAGGGCGGCGATCAGGTCGTCCTGGGCCTTGCGTCGCTTCGCGGCGAACTGGATCCGGTCGAACATCAGGTCACCGTGGCGAGCCACTTGGCGAGTGCGTCGCGGGTGTGGGGCTTGCCGGAGGTGAGCAGGCCCATCGTGTAGGAGTGCAGGGTCTTGACGGTGG